CGCGTCGAAACCTGCCCTTTAGGAGGGGGCATCCAATCGCCATGTTCACGCTATACCGCCCGATTCGTTCAGGTTTCGCACCCACTCGGCAAGGTCGAGATTCACGGAAGCAGGGGCGAAGCGGGGGCGAAGTTGGTTGCGGGATAATCCCGTAACCTCACCGCGCCGCCAACGCCTCACGCCTACCACTCGACGCCACCGTGTGCCTGTCGCACTCCAGGCCGGTGTACAGCCCCACGGGGCAGGCCCGCGCCATGTGTTCATCAATCCGGTCCTGATCGCTCACAGTGGCCCCCTGTGCGCCGGGCAGGCTACTGCCGACCACTGCCCGCAGGCCGGGTACATTCTGCGGCTGCGAAATCCCACATGCCCCCAGCATCAACGCAAGTGCGCCAATCGCCAGCCGTTGAAATAGCCTGTTCTGCCGCTTCCACATTTTCCGACCTCGTGTCTGTGCGCTGATCCGCGCCGCCTCGATGATAGAGCCATGCAGCACCAGCGATGACCGCCAGCGCCATAGCCGCTGCGATGTATGTGCGGGTCATCGACGCCACCGCCAGACGAACACGGCCCCGGCGAACAGTGCCAGCGCGACCGCACCATATGCGGCAACGGTCCATGCCTCATCAGGCACTACATCGCGCACCGACGCGCCTGCCGCTGTAATTGCCGTGACCGCCGCTGCACCGCCGGTTGCCTTCTCGGCCAGCCCCGCGCGGCTGTCTGTCGTGTCAGGCTGTGGGGGAGGCTCTGGGGCGCTGTCCTGCATCCGCAGCGCTGTCCATGTCCGGTGGCCAACGATGCCGTCCACGGGTAGCCCGGTGTCGCGTTGAAAGGCCTCCACCGCGCGCAGGGTGGACGGGCCGAACGCGCCGTCCACGTCGATGCCCAGTGCTGTTTGCAGATCCCGCACCGCAGCGCCGCGCGCGCCAACCCGAAGGACCACTGCTGACCGCTCCCCGCTGTGCTGGCGATATGCAGCCTCCATCAGGCGGGCGTAGTGATCCACCTGACCAGACCCGTTGTAGCGCCGCGCGAACGACTGCCAGTCATGGCCACGAATTGCGCTGTCGATTCCCCACGCCTCGACAAGCTGAACGAATGCCCCGAGTTGGTGCGCCGCTGATTGCGCCATATGCTCGACCATGGCGATAGGGCTGGAAAAACCAGCATCCGCCGCGTTGAAGCCCATGATCTGCGGTGCGCCCCAGGATGATGCTCGGCAGGCCCCAGTCATGTCAATCGCCGCCGCGCGCTGGAACATTTCCTCATCGGACAGGCGCAGGGATGCACGCCAAGGCAATTCGCCCTGCCGGACCTCGAAGCCAATCGCCGCCCAGTGCTGCTTGGGGAAGTGATGCGGCTCGAACCGCCTGATTACCGACCCGTCAGGCAGGAAGTGCTGCCCCCCAGCCTCAACCTGCCAGATTGCCTTGATCGCAGCCACGCCGCACCCGATGCGGTTTGCCGCGTGCTGGAAATCGGTGCCGGATAGCTCACGGGAATACGCCCGTCCTTGCCATGGGTTCACGGCTGCATCCTCTGCTGCTGGCGCTCAATCGTCGTGATGAGTCGCGACACATCATTACGCAGGCCGCTGATTTGCTCCTCAACCCGGCCCATCTGCACAGCCTGCAACTGCGTAGCGCGCCGGTCGGACTGCATCGACGTATCAAGCGTGGAAATTGCACTGACGTTTTGCTCAACCTGCTGCGTCAGGCCAGACGCCCACCAGATCGCTCCGACGGTCTGAAAGAGCAGCGCGAAAATGATTGCGACCGGCACCCGCTTGTCGAGGTGCCATGCTTGCTCTGGACTTGGCGTCATACAATCTCCTCCGCCCCGCCAAGTGCGTCGTTTCGCTCCAGCACCTTGCGCGCCCTGTTGACCTCTGATGCCCACGCCTCGGCGCAGTGATCTTGCTGCCAGAAGAAAATCGCGTTGATCGCCCGCCGACCGCGCGCCCAACCCGCGCTGTGAAAGCTGTTCACATACGCGCGGCTTGATGTTGTCTGGTGCATCGACCCACGCAAAAAGAGCGCATTGACGGTGCGCGACAGGATCGAGGTGACGGCGTAGACCACCTCATAGGCGACGTGGCCGAGTTGATGGATTGCGCCCCGGCTCATGTGTCAGGCTCTGCGACTGGCACCACCCCAAGGGCGGCCATGATCGACAGCGCCGCATCTGGCGGCATCGCGACCAACGCGATTATCTGGGTGCCGTCCCATATCGGCAGCGGGTTAGCCTCGCCCTCGGCATCCGATGGCCGCCAGAACACAGTCGCGGCAAGCGCCCGCTCTACTCCGGTCATATTGATCGCCTGATCGGTGTCCCATTCGGGCCGGTCGCCCACCGGCGCTTGCGCACGGGCCAGCCAGGCGTCCGACTTCGGCCCAGACGCGACAACACAATCCGCGCCCTCGGCATCAACATAGCCGGGCACAAACGTGCCCAGCCCTCCGATGTCGTCATCGAGATACGCGGCCAGCGCGCGCGCATCATCAACCTGATCGGCGCGGCAAAATACGGTCACACGGGTCATAAGGTGATACCTCCTTTTTGTGCGAGATAGCGTTGAAGCATGAGCCGCTCCGGCTCAGAGATGGCTGCGGGGATCAGCGCGCCACCGTAGAAGCGCCCACCGGAATAAGTGCTCCCTGCCATGAACAGGTGAGACAATCCTACCAGCGGCGAGAACGACCCCGCGCTTCCGCTGACAGTCGCAGCCTGCCCGTTGCGCCATGCCTCCGGCACTCCGGCCCCCGCGACGCGCAGCAAGTCCACCTGTCGCCCCGAAACGGCCTGCGTATTGTAGTCAATCTGATTCTCGGTGCCCTGGTTGCGCCACCGCAGGCCATTGTCGAGCGTTTTAGTGAAACGCGATGTTCCCCCAAAAATGACACCTTCGTTGGGGGCTGCGGGCAGAAACTTGATGTCGTGCGCGGCGGCGAGGGTGTAGGAAGTTTGGCCCGCAAATGCGGAGGAAAATTGCAGACTGTCATCAAGCCCGTCCGGCTTAAGATAGTACACGCTGCGTTGGCCCGCCTCGGTCACGTCGAAACCATTGGCCCCGGTGATCTGCACATCCGATGCCGCGCTGGCTTGCTCAAGCTGCGGGGCGGAGATGTCCAAGGTAATGTCGATTGCTCCGCTAGACCAACTCAGTTGGACAGCATTACGCGTGAATGCAATATTTGGAGTCGCCAACGTGGTGGTGGACACTCGCCGCAAATCTTCGGTTGCGGTTGAGCCGAAACTTGAGAAGCCAGTGGAGCTTACGAAACCTCCGGAACTGTTCAGGTTTATCTGCAAAATGGCCAATGCGTCCACGTTCGTTTGGGTACCAGCTACCTGCTGAAGCCAAACAGAATTTGTCCACGTCTGCCCGTTTTGTGCTTTCACATCATTAGTTACGGGCGCTGAAATTTGCACGTTACCTGTTGGAGTTCCGGTCAACCTCAACCGAATATTTGGCCTGCCGTTCTTCGGCGCAATAGATAGCACCTCGGCCCCACTTTGTGAAATCGACGAACCAAGACCCCACCCCGTTGGCAAAGAACCACCTGCGCCCAGAACACCAACTACAGCGCCATCCATGCGGTTATTCGGCAAGCGGTTGCGCAGACCCGAAGCCGGGTGCCGACCGTATGTCGGGCGCGCCGCACTGGTGGTCTGCGTCGCAATGATAGCCCCACCGCCATCGCGCAGCGCCGCCACAGGCCCACCTAGAACCGCGGGGGTTGTGCCAGAGGTGTCGGAGAAGACGCGGTCGGGGTCCGTGGTGATGAGCTGCGCAGTGGGGAATGCTTCGGCAATCAAGGCATCAGGATCGTTGACCAGATTAATCTTGGATAGGAACGATCCCGCCAGTTCGTTCGCCCCAATGGTTCCGGTTGCTGTTCCGCTCAACAGCGCATTGAGATCGGTGCGCGCATTGCCCCAGGTGGTGTAATCGTCAGGCGCATTGCCCCACCATTCGAGGATTTCAGTCAGCCGCGACCTTGTTACCGCAGCGGTTTCGCTCCCGACAAAATCTGTTGTAATCGTCGTCATGTCCACACCTCTGCATCATCCCAGACGCCAAACACGGTGATGCGCCCGGCTTCCAAAAACCATTCTGCTTCCCAAAGCGCCTGGTCGAACCAGCGCCCATTCTCATCCCACACCCCAGATGCGAGGAACCAATCCTGAAACTGAGCGATGTTGACCACGCGCCCGCGTGCCAGAATTGATAGTTGCGTCAGCCCAATACCCAGCCCGATCATGTGACCCCCAGAACCAAAAATGTATTAGCCAACCCGGCCAGCTTTATTGCCGTCACGACGCGGTAGCGCGCGCCGATGGCCTGCGGGTCGGTCAGGTTGTTAAGCGTCACTCCCGCAGCAGGAGCCAGCGTCACCAGCCCCGCGCCGTACTGCGCGACGTTGAACACGACACCTCCATCCGGCACGTCCTCGATGCCTGTCGGCATGGTCAGGGTGACGGCGCTTGCGGATGTGCAGACCAGCAATTTCCCCGCGTCGGCCTGTGTGATCGCGTAGGACGATCCCGAGACGGTGACTTGCGGCATTGACGGAATTGACAGGGCGGCTTCTTCGGCCCGGTCGGCGGCGGCAAATGCCCGTTGTGCCAGCCCGCCCGCGACGGGGGCCGATAGTCCCATCAGCCTGCCGATGGCCCACGGCCCGGCGCTGTCCACGGTCATGTGCCGATTCAGATCCCCGCCCGATGTGACAAATATCATCTGATACTCGCCCTCCTCGATACCAAACGAGAATTCGCCCGATCCGTCCGCCGTCACGCGGAACGGCTCACCTATCATAACCGCCTCAGCATCCACCGACCGGACAGGATCGACCGGCGCGACGGTGAAAAATCCGCCCGGTGATGCCGCACCAGTGACCTGCTGGATGTTGCCAGTTACTGTTCTTATTGCCATGTATTGCCCTCAATCGTGCGGGGTTGCCGCGTTATATCAGAACGCGGATTTCGCCACGCGCGCCCGCTGCGCCGTTACCGCCGCCGCCTCCGGGAGCCGTGCCAGCAACGCCGGAAGCGCCGCCCGGACCGCCGCGAAGGGATGACCCGCCCGCGCCGCTCAGGCCGCCACCGCCGCCACCGCCCAACACAGCGCGCCCGCCATTGCCAACCAAACCAGCTGCGTCACTTGTGCCGCCGCCGCCACCGCCCCACAGGTTGGTTGCGTTGCCGCCGGAATCTCCCCCGCCGTCTGTAACGCCACCTGGACCACCTCCCTGAAATGCAGCTGCGGGCCCAGAGCCGCCCGCAGCATTCGAGCCGCCGCCTGATCCGCCATTCCCAGTGGTGGGTCCGCCACGTGTGCCCCCGCCATACGCGGTAAGGAGTGAGCCGAACGTGCTGTTTCCGCCAGCCGTCCCTATCGCCCCACCCGGCGCGACAGTGACGGTCACGGTGGCCCCAAGCTCACCTGCCCGCACCCAACGCTCTGAATACGCACCGCCGCCGCCGCCCGCGCTTCCGATGCCGCCGCCGCCCGCGCCCCACCCCTGTATGAGAACCGGCGTGTCGTCGGGCAGATCGGCGGGCTTGGTCCATGTTCCGGACAGGGTGAAGGTGAAGGCGTACCGTGCCGCGCTGGTATTACCCATCAGCAGCGTCGGGCTGGTCATAACGAACGAGCCGCCCCAATAGGTCAGCCGCGAAACCAGCCCGTCGCCCACCGCGCCCGCGATCATGGCCAGCCCGTTGGGGCCGAGAACCGGCAGCGCCGTCCCGCCGTTGATGGCCAGCGCCATTGACCCGGTGTTAGCTGCGCCCCATGCGATCGAGAATGTCATGCCGTCCAGAAGGCCGTCACCATCAAGAACCGGTGCCAGCGATGCTGTGACTGCGTTCGCGGTGCCGCCGGTGTCGGTCAGCGGCAGGCTAGCACCATCGAACAGCGTCTTGAGCCGGGCATTGAGGCCGGGCATGAAGTCCGACCCGGAAAGAGGTGTCCCGGGGAACGGGTTGCGTGTGGTCATGCAAATATCTCCGGCGCTTCATCGACCAGCCTCATGCTCGCCGCGTTGTCGCCCTTAAAGTTCATGTCAAAAACGATCATGCGCCGGTACTCGGACACCAGAACCCGTGTGGCGATCAGCGCGCCCTCGGGCACCCGATCAATCGTCTCGGCGAATTGCAGTGTGTCGGTCTCGCCAGTTGCGTTGGACAGCGGCACCGAGACCACATCGCCATCCGGATATCGGATCTGCGCCTCGGTGCGCTCCCCCAGCGCCCAAATGTCAGCCACCGCGTACATATCGGTGACCGCGTAGACGTCAGGCTCATTGCTGCAAGGGATATCGGCATCCAGCACCACACCGCCCGGGTAGCCCTCAAGGACACGGCCATAGCCGACATTGCGCGCCACGGCGTCGTTGACCACACCTACCAGTGAACCGCGACGACATGACAGCGCATCAAAGCCGGTGTCGAACGAGAAGAACGTCGCGCGCTTCTCCAGTTGCGCCATGTCGTATTCTGCCCGCGCAATCGCCGCCGCCTCGGTGGTGACGCCCTCATAGCGCACCTGCTCCATCAGCCCGGTGTCGATCGTTATACCGCGCCGGAACACCGAAATCTGCCGCGCCTCATAGTCCTGACTGGCATCATCAAACGTGACCCGCAGGCCATCGGGCAGGCTCTTAAATGCCTTGGACCAGCTAAAGCCCGCGGTATTTCGCGGGGTGAATAGCTGCACCGGCGGCTCTGCGCTGCGATCATAGTCGCGGATGACGCCCCAGCGATCTGACTGATAGGTCCGCGCATATCCACAGGCGGCGATGACCGACAGCGCTTCACCCACACTGGTATCGTTCAGTACCACGTCGCAGGTATGGCCAGCGTCAGTGCATGCATCGCGCCATTCCAGCAGGCCATCATCATCGAGGTTGCCCATAGGCAGCGGATCCGCGTTCTGCGCGCCGACCAGCACGTCGCGGTAGTGCGGCGCCGGGTTGCTGGTGACCTTCCAGTCGGTCCAGTCCTCAGCCCCATCATCCCAGTCGCGCACAAGCCCGCCAGCATTGACCGACAGGCGCTCGATGTTCTGATTGCGCGCCCTGATGGCGATAAGTGCAAATGCATCAGTCGTAACCGGCGCGCGGCGCCAGATCGACACCGACCGTATCAGCCCGAGCGTGTCGGACAGGTCCGACCGAGGCGCGGGTATCCGGCCCGGCGTTCCGAAATACGCGAAGAAATCGTAGACCGTCGCGCCATAGACATAGGTCGAATCCGTGAAGCTGGCGGCGTCAAAGGCTGCGCCGCGCTTGATTTCAACCTCGTAGATCCCGGGCGAAAATTCGGCAGGGTCCAGCACGAATTCAGCGGTGCCGCGCGACAGTGACAGATTGACGATCCCGGTCGAACCAAGGTTGTTCTGGTTCAGGTACGCATCGCCCGATCCGGCGTAGAAATAGGCGTCCGCCTCCCATGCGGGCGAAGGTGGTGCAATCGTCTGCGGCTGTGTCTCGGTGAACGCCGCCACGAAGCCCTTGGCGCTGCCTGCGGTGGGCGCGACCACTTCCGCCGCACGCCATGCCAGCCTGATCGTGGCGCGTAGCTGCCGAAAGTCCGCGCCCTGATAGTGTATCTCTGGCAGGTTGCGCCACGCCTCAGCCCCGCGCGGGCGGATGCGGATGCGGATCGGCACGCGCTGCAAGGCGTTGGGGGCACCGGGTCGGCCCAGCCCTTGACTGAACGCAAGCTGCAACTCATGCACATCCGGCGCGCGGCGGGTCGCAATGACCTGCGGCTGCGGAACCGCCTGCGAAACGTCTGTATCGAGGGCCAGGGCGGCAGCATCGGTTTGGCTGACCCGATGCCCCCGGATTTCCTGCCCTACCCCCTCAGTGCGCCCGTAGCGCTGCAACAGCGAGATACGACGGTCGCCCGGGAAGCCCTCGCGCGTCTCGAATGTCAGGCCGGAAATCGTGCTGACCGGCGCTGCCCCGATCTGGATGTCGTCAAGCTGGTGCGGCCCGGAAAGCCCGTAGACCGCTTCGACCACCTCATCATCGCCGTCAAACGTCACAAGCGGCTCCGACAGCAGCGGCGGGAACATCCGGCGCTGACCGATCACGCGCGGCACGACGCCGTTGGGCGCGATGACATTCCCGCGCGCAGATGCGTCCCGCCGCGTCTGGTCCTGCGCCTCGCCGCCATCGAGGGTCGGCGGCGGCACCAGCGCATTGATCAGCAGCGACCCGATCAGCGATATCCCGCCCGCCAGAAAATTGGCGCTAATCGATCCGGCAGCGAACAGAGTCGATGAGCCTGTGACCGCAAGACTGCCGCCCGCGCCGAACAGCCCCGCAGCCGCGCCGCCAGACAGGACCGTCAAGCCAATCGCCGCGATCAGCGCCAGCGGGTTTTTGCCGCCGTCCTCGCCGCCGCCCATGATCGGGGCGTGGAAAGTGACCACATTCGCAAAGCCGCCCGTTACGGCCTTGGGCCGAACAAGGTGCCAAGCGCCGCGCGGCACGGGATGGCCCCCCACGCAGATCGTTCCATGATGATGGAAGACTGAAGGGAGGTGCATCAGCGGCACCATCTCGGCCAGCGTCCTGCCAGCGGGCAACTTCTGGATGCGCGGCGCGACTTGCGAGAAAGGCGGGCGGTAGATGCAATGCAGATCGTTCATGCGACATACCTCCGATACCCGATTATGCGCCCCGAAATCGCCGGATCGCGCACGGCAATGACAACCGCATCGGTCGCCTGCTCGGTGTGCAGCACACGCCGCGCATCGACCATTACGCCCACGTGCCAGATGCGCGACCGGCCACGCATCAGGGCCACGTCGAACAGTTGCGGTTGCGCGACGGGCTGCCAGTGATCCCCGCCCTGTCCCGCCTCGATGGTGCGCGCCACTGACGCCAAATCGCGGGCGTCAACCTCGCCATAGAACGGCAGGGCAATGCGGCGCTGATCGGCATAGACCCGGCGCACCAATTCCCAGCAATGCGCGTCATCAAACGGCAGGCCGATGTAGCGACCCCACCAACTCATGTGAACAACCCCGGACAGCGCGACTGCGTGGCCCGCAGGCCCGGGTATGGCTCTTGCGTGTACTCCCGCAGCATCAGCCGCCCACTGGCCTCTGTGGCGCTCCCGTTAACATCCATCAGATCGAGGTTCAGCATTTCCCGCAGCGGGACGGGCGTATCCAAAGGCTCACGCGGCTCTTGCGATAAGTCAAAGTCGGCGCTGGTCAGCACCCAGAACGATATGCGGGCGCGCTCCGGCAGATCGATCAGTGCCTGCGCAATGGTTCGATCGATTGCTGGAAGCGTAATGCGCGCCTCCGGTGGGCGATCATCGTCTTGCGGCGCAACCAGCCCGAACATCAGTGGCGACCATTCACTGCCGCGCCAGTTATAGGGCAGCACGTCCGCGACAATGCGAAGCGGCGCTGAAAGCAGCGGGTGCGATATTTCGGCGAATACCAGCAGTGCATCTTCCGACGCCTCGGAATTCAGGCTGGCGCGAGCCGCTGCGGTCAGTTCCCTGTCCTGCGTCATAGCT